GTTTACTGGCGTGTCCGCCCAGAACTCTCTCGCGTCCCCTGGCAGCCCGGCCCCCGCGCCTACATCCGCTACCTCGTCGCCGGAGCTATCAAGTAATGGAAGCCTCTTGGACCTCTGAGGACCACAGTCCGGAGAACTGCCCTGGCTGCCGTCCCGTTGTTTTCGAGCTGGGGACGCAAAAGGTGAACAAGCTGCTGACCGGGCTCGCCGAGAAAGCCTGGGGCCAAACGACGCCGGGTCAGCGCAAAGCGTGGCATCGCGTGACATGCCTCAATTCGCGAGAGGCCGCCGACCAAATCCTGGCTCAAGGGGTGATGCAGCTCATCGAACGCGAATTCAAGGCGGCCGAGTGAAGTCAGGCTTTCTTCACCGGGACGCTGTCGCGCGCCTCCTGCCGAATCTCGGCGAGCGACCCGGCGGAAAGATTGATGTCATCGGGCTTGGCACCAGAGAAGGCGCAGAGCGTGCAGACCACAGTCAGCCCGGGATTCTTCCGCAGCGCCGCTTGGCCACTTGGGTAGATGCCGAGTTGATGTCCGCAGTTCGCGCAGACGCGGCTATTGTCCTGCTGCGGGTGAATCCAGGTCATATCCATCAGCCGCATCGTCACCAGCAACTCGTCCATCTCGTTCTCTCCTCCGTTTGCGCTCGGCTGCGAGCGCCGTCTCGGCGTCTTCGCGCGTGCGGTGCGCTGAGATCACGCCCAGGCCTTCGACGACGGCCCAGACCTTCCCGAAAGGCGCGACGTGGATCGGATCGTCACGGTGCGGATTCATGATCGAGCTGCCTACAGTGCAAGGCGGATATGCCTGCGTCCTGGCCGATCCGCCCTGGCGCTTCAAGGTGCGCAGCGCCAAAGGGCTCGGGCGATCCGCTGACCGGCACTACGCGACCATGACGATCGCCGACGTCTGCGCTCTGCCTGTCCGGGATATTGCCGCCAGGGACTGCCACCTGTTTCTATGGGTCACCGGCCCGCACCTCGTCATCGGCTCGCACCTTGAGGTCATGCGAGCCTGGGGATTCAAGCCGACGGCGATGGGCTTCGTTTGGATCAAACTCAAATCTGACCGATCCATCCTCCGCGGGATCACAGAGGCGGATCTCGCTTTCGGCCTCGGATACACCACGAGGAAAAATGCGGAGTTTTGCCTGATCGGCCGGCGCGGCAACCCCAGGCGGCTCGTCAAGGACGTGCGCGAGGTCATCATCGCGCCGGCCGGCGCTCACAGCGAGAAGCCGGCGGAGGTGCATCGGCGCATCGAGCGCTATTGTTCTGGGGCGCGCGTCGAGCTGTTCGCGCGGCGCGCTCAAGCCGGCTGGCAGGGCTGGGGCGATGAGTTCAGCACCTCTGACGCAACATGTCGATCAACATCTCGTAATTAGCGCCTTGCGCAGCTTGCGCCTCCAGCCACGCATTTCCAGCGAGTCCGTATTTTGCGCCGTAGCGCTGGAACACTCGCAGTTTTGCTACTTGCACAGCGCGGGAAGCAGCTGACTGCCCTGTGAGTCCGTTGCTCTCCGCAAGATCGGCATAGTGGTCAGCGACCTGACGCGCCGTCAGTCTGCCGCGTGCGGCCTCACGAGCGACATACAAGCCCTCTTGGATCATTCGTGTGCCGCTCAATGCCGCATCTCCTGGGGATCGGCGCGAATCGTCGCGACCATGTCGGCGAGCATCTCCTCGTCGAGCGTCATCGTGGCGAGCGCCTCGCCGGACGCGTCTTCGAGGACGACATGCAGATTCTCGCACTCGTCGCACTTGAACCAATAGGTCCCGGCCGCCGCGGGCGCCGCCTCATCCGGTGCCTTGCGGACTGCTTGACGTATTCTGCTCATGCCGCCCTCCGATCTTCATCTGGGTACAACGGCCCAAGCGGCCGCGCCCAGCGCGGCGAGCGCATGACCTTGCGCAGCTTGTAGGGCAGATGCTCCAGCTCCTCGCCGTCGAACGCCGCGAGCCCGCGCTCGACCGTCTCGCGCAAGAGGATGTATTCGTTGTCGGTGAGGCTCACGCGCCAGCCGCGGCGCATCCGGGCTACCTTCATCATGTCGACTCCTCGTCCAAATTGAGAATGACGCGCGTCCCGTCCACGAAGTTGAGGACGCCATCGGCGTACCATTGCCGCAGCAGAATCCCTGCGGTCATGCGTTTGGTCCCGTTCGTTCCCTCACTCGGGACGAACTCGGGACAGCCCAGCGCCTCGAACATCTCGACCATCTTGATGAACGAGAACTCGCCGTCGTCGCCGCGCGACCGCTCGGTGATAAAACGGTCGAAGGCATCGCCTTTGTGCTTGGCGTATTGCCGGCGGCGAATCCGGCTCACTCGGACTTCTCCGCCGCATGCGCCGTGATTCGGAGGACAAACGGCGCTTCGGTGCCTGTCACCGCCACGCCCCATACGTCGCGATCTGTCCCAGCCTTGTCGAGCGCCTGGAAGGAAGCATCGGCAAGATCTTCAGCCCGGACGTCAATCGTGGCCCGATAGACTGACCGCCACTCCAGCTCGACGGTGAACCGCTGGCTCATCGGCCGCCCTCCGCGATCCGAATGATGGTCTGGCTGTAGCTCTCGCCAGGGCGCCGTAGCGTGGCCAGGGCGCGCGCGATGCCTTTGGGTAGCCAGATCCAGAAACGCCCGTCCTGAAGCTCCTGTAGCTCTCTCAGGGCTATTGCCTTGTCGATCGTCGCGGCGATAGCGGCGTGCGCCTCCGGCGTGATGCTGATGCGGATCAATTCGGCCTCCCGTCGTCCAACAGGTTGTCGAACAAGGTCGACGAGATCCGATCCTCGGGTCCGTCCAGGCGGCGCAGCTCGACGCATGCGCCCCCTTCGCTGCGCACGATCTCCCAGTGTCGATGGGCTTGCTGGCCGTCGCGATGAACGGCGACGGCGACGACGCCCTCGCTCCGATCGTCGCGCTGGCTTGGCGACGGCCCGGTGTACTCCTTGCCCATCTCCTCTTGCGGAACGCGCGCAAACCAAGCCTCGACCAAGAGGCTATAGGCCTGGGCTTGGCGCGCGCGCATGATCTCGCGCATGACCACGGTGACGAGATGTTTTTCCTCGTTATTTTGCCAAGGCGTGGCGAAAATCTCGACGTTGCCGGTCCAGTCGACAACCAGCCACGCTGGCGTCAGCTCCTCCTTGGTGCCGATCAGCACGTTCTTTGCCTGCGTCTCCGCGAGGCTGATCAATTGCTCAACTGTGACCATTTCGACTCCGTTTATCCGCGCCAGTTTATCGCACGATTTGCAAAACGGGTCAACATGACCGCCATTTATGGCGCGCCGACTTGGCCTGTCAGGGGCTCAGCACGGTTCCGGCAGGCGCCGCCGCCACCCACGCGGTATTGCTGGATCGGTCAGAATTGCAGTCATAGCCGCCGAAATAGACATCGCTGGAGGCGAACGGCGAGCCAACGATGGTGCGCACCGATCGCATCGGGTGAGACACGAGCGAGGGGATGTCGCACTTCGTCCATATCCCGTTGTGGAAGGTGAGGTATTTCGCGGGACTCAATGCGCTTCCGTCGAGCCCAGCCAGGAGTGCGGTCTGCCCGCTGATCTGAGTTTCGAGGATATCGTTGTAGGCCACGATCTGGTAGTAATTACTCGGCCCCGAGATATCGACCTCGGTTTGACTGTGTCCCGTTGTGACGTCGAGGCTGACGATGCGGCATTGCGTGCCTTCGACCCCGAACCAAAGGTTGTTGTTGATCGCGGTCAGCCCGCGCAAGCCCGACTGCGATTGGCCAGGGAGAGGATTGTCAAAGATCTTCGTCCAGCTCGAATGTCCGCCGTCGTTGCGCCGGTAGATCCGTTGCCCAACGGTCGCGTAGAGGACGCCGCGCAGTTCAGCCATCGACATGACTCGCTCGGGGTGCCCGCCTGCCATCGGAGGGAAATTCGAGATGTCCAGCTCCGGCGCCTGCGTCCACATGATCTCGCCGGGGAGGACAGTGTCGTAGACCCCGGAGAAAATCCCCTGGTCGCTCCCGGCGAACGCCATGTCGACGTTGGTCACCGAGTCCTTATGCGCGATGAAACTCCGGATCTGCCCGCGCCGGTTTCCGATGGGCGTCACCGACCATTGCCCCGCCGCATTGCGCACGCCGACCGCGCTCCCGCCGAAAAAACCGCACACTAAGGTCGTGAGATTCGCGGTGGGGAAGTGAAGCTCGGTCATGCAAGAAATAGCGATGCGGTTGACCGGGTCGATGGGGAAGGTCGCTTCGAGCTGCCACCCTCCGGAGGCGGAGTCGAGCCTGATGATCTGCGGACCCATCCTCGGCCCGTCATTGCACCACTGGCCTAAGCCGCCGTAGAGCGACCCCTTATGCGTCACCAAGGTGCGCGTCTCGGTCGCGGACACGCCGCTATGGGGCTTCCAGCTCAATTGAAAACTCATGACGCAACTCGCTGAAGAGCGGTCGAGGCCCATCATTAGCCCCGACCGCTTTTGACTCTCAGGCGTGCGTGATGGTCGAGGTCGATCCCGAATGGATCGACAGCCCCGGCACATAGCCCGCGAACACGACGTCGTGGGTCGTTGCGCCGCTCGCCACGTCGAAGTGCGTGCGATTGTTTCCGCTGTCGTAGAAGTAATTGGTCTCGTGCCAGTTCCCCAGCAGCCGGATGGCGTCGGTATGGGCGAAGTTGTTCACCACGGCGTCGAAGTCGAAGGCGTCGCGGGTAGTGACGGTCTCGAAGAGGTCGTTGAAATTGATCACGCCGTCCACGAACCGATCGTACTGGAGTTGGCTGCCTTGGTTGAACAGGGAAGCCTGACCGCCGCCGTCGACGACAAACTTGAACTCCAGCTTGCCGATGCCGACGTACACGTTGCCGTAGTTGTTGAATCGGCCGGAGATGCGGCTCGTCCCGCCGCCGCCGGTCTTCTCGAACACGCCGTAGTTGTTGATGACGCTTGAGCCGGTCTGGCCGATCCCCGAGTTGTTGAGGATGTCCCAGTAGGCCCCGGACCCGTTGTTGATGCCACCGCCGAAGCCCATCGTCACCTGCGTGCCGTCCTGGTAGACGACGCCGGAGTTGTTGATTCGCCCAGACGACGAGACGAACATCGAGCCGCCGTAGAGGTAGGCGACGCTGCCCGAGTTGAAATTTAAGTACCCTTGGTTGATCGCATTGAAATGGCCCGAGTTCTGAAAGTACTCGTTGCCGACGCGCAAGTAGGCTGGACCGCCGCTGTCGTTTACTTGCGCGTTGGGGTTTTCGAGGAAGAAGTTGAACGCGGAATCGTCGTGAGTGATGTTGAGCTTGGTCGATAAGCTCCCCAGCACCTCCGCCGTGTCGGAAGCAGTCGGCACGCCGAACGGTGACCAGTTGAACGCGCTGTCGTAGTTGCCTTGAAACGGGTTGCCCCACGTATAGGTAGTCATTTCATTTCTCTCCCTTGTTTATCCGGGCCCAGCGCCCGAATCTCTGCCTCAACCCACGTTCGCCCACGCCGCGCCCGAGGCTTGTCCAAAGCCCGAGGCTGCGTTGTTGGACAGGTGGGTCAGATGCGCCGTCGCCAGATTGACCTGATAGATGTCGTTGCCGGCGATCGCGAACATGCCGTGGCCGTTGTCGGTCAACCCGAACAGGTCGTTGAAGGTCTGTCCTCCAGCCGCCCTGAACGTGCCGACTAAATGGTGATCGGTGACGTCGTAGAGCCCGTCGCGCCCGCCTCTCAGCCGCACGCTCTCGTAGAGCGTCTCGCCCGCCCAGGCGAGGTCGCCCGCCGAGGCGTATGGGGTGACTGCGTAGATCGACGGCCCGGTGCGCGGATCGAGCTTGTAGACGTCGTGGTTGGTGTACGAGGCCGCGTAGAGGGCGCCCTCATGGCCGACGAGCGCATTGATCCCATCGTTGAAGCTGTAGTTGCCAACGAGGCCCGCCGCGCCGGTCGTGTCGTCGATCTGGTAAAGCGCCCCGAACGTTGTGCCGTACATCTGGTCGCCGATGAAGGCGATGTCGGTCAAAGGCAGTCCGGTTGAGTGGCCGCTCCCCGGCACCGGCTGGCCGGTGGCCTTGAAGAACTCTTCGATATGGCCCGATCTGTCGCTAACCCAAGTCATTTTTACGCTCCTCCTTTTGCAATGGTTCGGGGAACACCGACGTGCGCGCCCCGACGTCCGCGCGTATGGCGTCCGCTGCTTCTTTCGCTGCTTCCGCGCTGGGGTAGCCGCGAACGATCTTCATCGCGGCGCCGCCGCCGGGGTAGCCGCCGGTCGCAACGATGAGGATCGCCCAGCGCTCGCCCATCAGTCGTGCCCGCCGGGGCCGTGCCCTGTTGCGCCATCCCAGCCGTCGTGGCCCCAGCCATGGCCGTGACCCTGGCTGTGATCCCATCCGCCTTGAACCGAGGTGACCGGCGGCGGCTGCGGCGCCATCGGCGGCGGCGTCCCCCAGATCGGTGAGCTGGCGCCCGCGTCGCTCCACGAGCCGATGGGATCGGTGACCGCTGTCGACTGACCAGCTGGCGCTTGCACCGTGAACAGCTGGTAGGCCATTCCCGCCGCGCTATCGATCCACGCCGCGATGTCGTTGTTGAGGCGCGGATCGAGGCTGGCGAACGAGCCGAAGTGGATCGGGTTGCCGAATTGATCCACGTTGGTGATCATGCCGTTGATCGAGTTCGCGATGCTCTGATGCTCGCCGCCAAGGTTGCTGTCGATGGCACCGAACGCCTGCGACAAGCCGAGTTCGTCCGCCGCCGTTCCGCTGGCGTAGCTCAAAGTCGAGGGGTTCTGGTTGAAGCCCGACGCGCCCTGCGGTTGGAGCATGAAGTACGAGTTGTTCTGGGTGCGGCCGGTCACCTCGTTGTCCTGCACCGTTAGCTCTGGAGCCAAGAAGACGAAGTTTCCGCTGGCCGGGATGTTGTTGTTAACCAGCCAGTTCTCGCCGCCTCCGGGCGCGGGGCCGAGGTCTTGCTCGACATAGGTGAAGAGCGGCACGCCGGGACCGCTGACTTCCGAACCGACCACTACGTGACCCGACTGAACCGAACCAACGGTGAGGATGCCGTAAGTCTCGGTCATCGGCTCGCCGGTGAGCCTGCCAGCGGGCGGAACCCAGTTTTGGCCAAAGACGCTGTAGTCGCCCGCGCCGCCGGGAGTGCCGTCGTGCTGGAAAATGACCGTGTTAGCGCTCGGCGTGTCTTGGATCACGCCGTTGCCGGTGATGATACCGCCGATGACGACGCCAGAACCCGAGTTGACCACCAGCTGCGCGCCGTGATCGAAGTGTCCGGTGAACGATACCGACTGCGCCGCGATCGTGTCGTTTTTGCTCTGGGCGAGAACCTGACGGTTCTTGTTCAGGGCGGTATAGAGCTTGACGGCGGCGTCGGCGGACGAGACCGCCCCGGCGAGATTGACGTTGCCGTTGTAGACCCAGCTGTTGAACGTGATCGAGATCGGGCCGTTGACCGCCGCCCAATTGTTCGAGGTCACGATGGCGTTGATGTTGCCGCCGATCAGGTGCGGCCGCTGGCCGAAATTTTCGCGGGTGAAATAGGCGGTGATGCCGGGGACGTTGGCGTAGCCCCGAAAGAAGGCGCGCGACCAAGCCGCCTCCTGGCTAGTGACGCCGTAGAAGTTCTCGACCGCGGTCTGGCTGGTGTAGCCCACCGAGATCGTGTCGGGCGAGTTATTTTGCCAGTCCACGAAAGTGCGATTGAGCGCATAGGGACTAGAATAAGTACCAGCCGGATCGAGCGTCGGCGCGGTGGCGTTGGCAGGGCTGTAATAGCCGCCTGGATCAGTAAGAATCGTCTTCGACCCTGGCGGCCGATACGTGCCGGGAGGAGAGGTCATTGTGCGTGTAACTCCTGATGATGTTTGCGCTCGTTAAGCAAAATTTCTTTTGCGCGACCGAGTTTCTGAATCCAAAGATCTTGAGGAAGGTTAGTGCCGGTTGGATTTTTTACGAGACCCATTGTTTGTGCCGCCAAGATTTTAGCCAAAGCTTCTTCGCGCAAATCCTGGATCGACGCGGTCGAGGTCATGACAGCTTTTCCTTCTGTTGATGGAGCTTGGCGAGGAAGCTCAAGACCTCAGGCGAGCCCTGTAGGCGCGCATTCTCCGCAGGCGTCATGCGGCGCGCCCTGAGGCGCTCGTCGTATACGCCGATGAAAAGACAATCGTGGCACAGCATCAGGTCGCCGGACCGCGGCGGTCCCGCGTTGGCGGAGAAATTCGAGCGCGCCACCGCGCCACATGACGGGCAGACGCTGCCGCTCGTGCTTGGCCGCACGTACATCTTTGGTTTTGGTTTTGACAACGAGCGCCCCCCGGTGGATTGATCGTCAATTCCGTTCCACGTTGCGTTTAGCGCAATTTTGCACGAACTGCAAGTGAGGCCCCTGGGGTGCCCTACGATCGGAAATTCTACTTCGACAGCGTCCGCGCCAGCCTGTTCGCCGGCACCCTGACCCAAGCCCAGGTCGACGGGCAGAACTATTTGCTCGAAGTCTGGGAAACGCGGTTCGAGGAAGCCAACCCGCGCGACGGCACGAATTGGCTCGCGTACGCGCTCGCGACCTTTTTTCACGAAACCGCGCAGACGATGCAGCCGATCGAGGAATACGGCAAGGGCGCGAGCCAGCCTTACGGCCAGCCGGCGGGGCCCCATAAGCAGTGCTATTACGGGCGCGGCCATGTACAGCTGACCTGGGAGGACAATTACAAGGCCGGCCAGAAATATTTGCTCGAGCGTTACGGCCTCGACGTCAAGATCTATCCCGATGCCGCCAACATGCTGGACGACGCCACCTCGGCGCTCGTCTCGTATGACGGCATGATCAACGGGTGGTTTACCGGGGTTGGCCTGCCGAAGTTTTTCAACGCGACGACCGAAGACCCGGTTAACGCGCGAAAGATCGTCAATGGCACGGATCAGGCGCAGACGATCGCCGGCTACTACGCGAAATTCAAGGCGGCGCTGAAAAAGGTGCCGAAGGGCGCTCCGCTTCAGATGGCGCAATTGCCTCATCTGCCGAAGGCCCCGCACATGCCGAAACCCGCATGAACCCGACCGATGTTGTCCGCCCAGCACCGATACCGAAGCTGCTCGACTATCCCGACGTGACGGGCGTCGCGTTCGCGATTTTGTTCACCATAATTCTAGTGTTCGTCGCGAGTCGGTTCGACCCGACAATGGGCGTGCTGACCATCAGCATCCTGATCGTTCTCGCTTTCGTCGGCACCGTGGTGTTCTGCTTGTTCTTCACGGTGCCTAACGATGAGATCACCTCGGGCGTCATCGGCGGCCTAACCGCGGCGTTCGGCGCGATCGTCGCGCATTGGCTCGGCCGCCCTAAGTGAGACAAAAGGAGAGACTTTAGTGAGAAAGACAACCCTGGCGCTGACGTTGCTGGCTTCCTCGTCCACGTTCGCCTTCGCCCAGTGCGATTGTGGCGGCGGCACAGACCCGCAGACCGGCTGGCAAGAGAGCTTTGTCCCGGGCGGCACGGACCCGAACGGCAAAGTCTTGAACCAGACTGAAATTAGGCAGTTCGTGCCGTTCGGCGGGAAACTTTACGTGGCCGCCGGGGCGTGGATGGACCAGGGCTCGCCCAAGGGCAGTGCGACGATCTTGCGCCTCGACGGGCCTGATGAACCGTGGCGCATGGAGGTCAATTTCGGCGGCAGCGGCACAACGACGGGCGGTCTCGCCGCATTGCGTTTCACTCAAAGCAAGAACGGCTCTCCGGTCGACGTCTCAGTGCTGGTCGCGGCGACATGGTCCGGCGCGAACGCGTACAGCCGCAATGAAGCCGATGGCAAATGGTACAAGCAGGATTTCGGCACGGGCCAGATCCGCACGTTTGGCGTCCACAAGGACGCAATCGCCAACGCCACGTTTAGTTTCGCCGGGGGCAAACCGGGCATTTTCAGGGGGCAGCTTGCCGACTCCCGGCCGACTGGGAAAACTCCGATTGAGTGGTCGACCAAGCTGGAACTCAACACGGTCAACATGAATCTCCCGCTATGCTCGGGCGGGGGCCGCATCACCGGCTTCGCCGAGGCGGGCGGCGTCGAGTTCGCCTCCGCGTGCTGGCGCGTGTTCAAGCGAACCGACGGTCCGATCGGCAAATGTTCCGGCCCGAGTCAGGTCGAGGTCAACGGTGCCTGTCAGGCGCGCTGGGTGCGCTTTTGGGACGATCCCCTCGCCGGTCAGGGCGAATCCGGCCTGCGCGGCCTGACTCAGGTGATGTACCAAGGGCAGCAAGTCCTGCTTGTCGGCAGCGAGGTCGCCAACGCTCACATTACGCGACTCGACCCGGTGACGGCGCAGTCGGTCGTTGAGTTTAATGTCAATACCTACCTCGACAATCTGTGGGGCCTGAACTCTGGCTATAAGATCATCCCCTACAACGCGCCGATGCCGCTGTGGTACGGCGCCGACGGCACCGGGCGGCGCATCATGGGCTTCGAGAGCTGGCTCCCTGGCGCCCCGAAGCCGAACATGTCGCGCAAGCTCGTCAACGCGACGCAGTTGATGCTCGGCGAGGGGATGTTTTTCGTTCGTAATTCGGCAACGAACTATCAACTCGTCCCTATTCCGGCGATTACCAGTCAGCCCATGACTGCGGTTAGGGACTGCGTGGCGTCGCCGTTCCCGGCCGAGTGCAACGCCAAGATGCAGGATTGCGTTTTATACTGCGGTGGCTTCGACGCGAACAAATCAACGACTCAGACTCCGTGTCGGGCGTCGCCTTGCACGATCCCGCCATTGGTGAGCGTGCCGACAAGAAACACCGCTTGGATCGTTAAGGGGCGAATCCCCGCGCCAGCGACGTTGGGGGCCCCCGACGAAGCCGCGCCAGAGGAAACCCTAGTCCCCGACATCCACCAGGAGGACGAGCCCTCGATCGAGGAGCCCTCGGTCCCCCCTCAGAACGAAGGGGAGCAATGACCGGGCACCGGCATAGCGTGGCGCACGGCCACGCAATTACACCGGGCCGGGTGATCCGCGGCGTGCTGCACCTATTTGGTCAGTAAGCCGATCCCTCCTGGCGCGCTCCTCCATGGCGAATGCTAGGCGCTCATCGTCTAGCGTCGAGCGTAAACGCTCAAAGGTCGCCACGGCGCAGCCCCGCCATCCACGGGGCCATCCGCGGGTGCGTGGGCAACGGCAGAGGCGCCCCCCTTGAGTTCGTTTTCTGCAATAGAGGGCTGTCACCGGAACGGCTCGCCGTCCTTCACGCATCTGACGAGGACCATGTCGTTCGACGCGAGGTTCGTCCGCATCTGCTTGAGCAGCAAATGACCGAGAGCCGCGCACGGCGTCCCGTCGTCCTGCCGATCGGCGAAGATCGCCGCGATGGCATTATCGTCGGTGCACGGCCCCGGCGCCAAGAGTCGGCAGATCAGCACAGCGATCTTGATCATTTCGCTGCGCTCAAGCGAATCGTCTCCTGGCCCCAGCAATAGCCCGCGGGGTCAGCGGCGTAGTCGCCGCGCTCGACATACTCCTGCACGGCCATTTTGACGTGATCCATTTCGGCGGCAGTTGGCGCGTCCCAAATCGCCTCGGGGGAGCGCTGGGCGTCGGCAATAGCGTGGATCGCGGTCGCGACTGCCATGTCGGTCTCGCGCGATGACGCCCAGTGCGGATCGACGCGCGGCTTGCTGTAATTGCGATTCATGGTTCTCTCTCTTTCCGGGCGGACTGCCCGCGACCGCGCCTCGAAACGTCGAGGCGCGCGCGCTGGCATTCAGCCCTTGATGATCGAGAGCAAATCGGCCGGAAGCTGCCGCTGATACTTGATGCAGAGGCGCCGCCCATGATCGGCCTGCCGCTGCGACAGAAACGGCGCCGCCGCGAGGCTCTTGCCGAACGTGCTGTCGAGCTTGTTGAACCCGCAGTCGTCGAGCGCGAAGGCACCGTCGCATAGCCCAGCAATCGCCTTCAGGCCGGCGTGGACAGCCTCCACGACCTCCGGAGCTAGGGAGGGAGCCGGAGCGGCCGGACGAGGCTCTACGAGGCTCTGTGGAGCTTTTGGAGCCGGTGGCGCAATTAAGTCGGCCAGCGGCTGGAGCGCGTCTCCAGGCTTGTCGAGCGCCTTGTCGGCGATCGCGGCCTTGTCGACATTGACTTGCGCAATGTGCGCGTCGAGCGAGCCGTCAAGGACCACGTACTGGATGAGGACTGACCCGCGCTGCCCGATGCGGTGCGCCCGGTCCTCGGCCTGCTGATTCCAACCCGGGGTCCAATCCTGCTCGGCGAAGACAACGTGCGTCGCCGCCGTCAAAGTGATGCCAACGCCTGCGGCCTTGATGCTGCCGACAAACACGCGGCAATTCGGGTCCGCCTGGAAGCGGTCAACCGCGGCCTGCTTGTCCGCCTGGGTATCGCCGCCCATGAGCCTGACCGCGCCGACGTCCGAAAACTCTTTCGTCAGCGCCTCGACGACATCCCGGTGATGGGCGAAAACGATGATCTTGTCCTCGCTGCCGTCCAGCGCATCGCGAACGTGTTCGATCACTTGCGGCAGCTTGGCGAGCGCGATCTCGTGCCGCAGCAAGGACATCTCCTCGAAAGCGGCCCCAGAGGCGTCCTCAAGGACCGCCACAGCCGCATCGAACGCTTGGGGGTCCTCTGACGCCCGCGACGCTGCAATGGCCTCCTTGGCCTTCGTGACGCGCTCTGCGAGGGCGTTCTGCCGCTCGATTAGCGCGCGCGCCTTCTTGCTCGGCTCAAGCACGATCACCTGTCGACGCTTCGCCGGCAGCTCGGTCAGGACCTCGGCCTTCAACCGGCGCACCATGAACGCCGCGCGAAGCTTGCTGTTCAGCTCGGGGAGGTTCGACGCGCCGTCGATGTCCCAACCGTGGCGGGTTTGATGCCCAGCGCAATATCGGACATGAAACGTCCGCCAGTTCGCGCCAAGCCCGGGCCGGTCAAGCGCGTGGACGATCGTCCACAACTCCTTTGGGCGGTTGAGGATGGGCGTGCCGGTGAGAAATAGGCGGCGCGAGGCGCGGATCGGCGCAACCTTCCAGGCTTTTGTCTGAGGGTCCCACTTGCCGAATATCGCCTGCGTGCGCTGGGCTTTGCTGTTTTTGACGTAGTGGCATTCGTCGAAGATCGCGAGGTCCCAGTCCGCCGCTTTGATCTGGGCGTCAAATTTGCGCAATACGTCGTAATTAACGATGACGACGTCAGCCGCAGGCCAACCGCCGTTCGCGACGCCAATGCTCATCGGGCGCGCGAGCCACCGTCGCAGTTCGCGGTCCCAATTGATTTTGAGGCTCGCAGGGCAGACCACGAGAACCTTGCGGATCGATGGCAGGGCATTGATCAAGCCCGCGCCCTGGATCGTCTTGCCCAGTCCCATCTCATCGCCGATGAGCGTATTCGTGCGCGGCGCCGCATAGGCGATCCCGGCCCGCTGGTAGGGGAGATAGTCGAGCCCCAAGGCGCGGCAGGCGTCCGAAAGGGGAATGTCGATCGCGGCGTCAGTCGCGTGCGATGCGACGATGGAAGCCTCGCGAGCCTGATGCTGCGCTGCGCGATCGGCATTGATGCGCGCCACGAGGTCCGCGTTGTCGCCGCCGACTTTCGCGGCGATCGAGGGATCGCTCGTCCACCAGAGCTTGCGCGCGGGATCGAACCGGAATCCGGCCGCCTTCACGAGGTCTTTGGTCGCGTAGTCAAAAGCAAAGCGGGCGACGTAGCGCGCGCCCTCTTGCGTCACAGTGATTGTCATTTTCGACTCCTTTGGGCGGCGGTAGGCGCCGCCGCCCTCTCTCTATGGCATCGATCGCAGAAACAGTCAACATCGCAACCGTTATAGCCTCGATTCCCCGGTGACCGTGTAATCGACCCAGCGCTGAATCTCCTCGGCGTAGGTGCCCCAGTCGTCGAGGATGGCGCGCCGCAGGACTCCGGCAGGATGCCAGATGGTCTCAGCCGTGACGCGCCTGCGCATGTCGGCCAGATCATTGGCGCTGATGGCGAGGAGGAGCGCCGCGCGCCGCTCCGCCAGAATCTCGTCGCGCAGGCTCATAGCGCACGCTGCCAGTAGACAGCCGGCGCGTCCTTGGTCGCGTGCGTCGCCGTATAAGCGCGCTCGACCCGCCGGAGCGCCTCGACCGAGGCCGTGAAGCTAAGATTGGTTGGCGCGACGTCGGCATAAGTCGCCAGAACCTCGGCACTGTGGGCGTCGAAGAGTCGCCCTCGCATGCGGCCGCGCATGACGGCGAAGCGTCGATTGCGGCCGTCGGTGAAGACCATTGTCGTACAGGTTCTCATAGTTTCGACTCCTATCGGGCAAGAGCGCCCGCGAGGCGGCGACGATCGCTCGACGCCGTCCCGCTCGCGTTCTCAGCCTCTCAGGCGGCCGCCAAGGCCGGTTCGTCCTCGTCCGCCTCCTCGGCACTGACCGCACCGCGAAGCCACTCCACGGCCCTGCTAGCGCCCGCGGCGGCGGTAACGATCGCCGTCTCGCGCTCCTCAAGCAGCGAAACCCAATTGTCGATGTAGGCGGCCGGCGCCGGCCCCATGTCGATCCCGAACTCAGCGCAAGTGAACGCATTGGTCAGCTCGGCGATTAGCTCCTCGGCCGCATAGGACCGATCGCCAAACTTGCCGGTCAGGTTGCGGTCGAGCCGATCCTTGTGGCCGGTCGCGTGGCCCAGCTCATGGAAGAGCGTGCTGTAAAAGGCGTGAGCCGAGTCGAACGCCTGCAATGGCGGCATGGCCACGCGATCGAGGACCGGCGAGTAGCAGGCGCGCGAGCCTTCCTCGGTCACCCTGATAGCGGTCGCGGCCACGAACGCCTCGACGACTTCGTCGCGCTCGTTGCGGCTGACCGGCGCGGCCGGCGCCTCGACGACGCCCATGACTCGATCGCTCAGCCCATCGCACTGGGCGACGTTGAACACCGTATAAGCGCGGAGGAAACCGATGCTCTTGCGCTTCTCGGCGTCGTCCTTGTCCTTCACCAGGATGCGCTTGACGAAGATCACCGTCTCGCCATGCTCGCCCTTGCGCACGGTCCCGCCCGCAGCCTTCGCCTGCTTGAACGTGAGCCACCGCGGGCCCCATCCGCTGGCCTCCGCGGCACCCCAGAGAAGCAGGATGTTGACGCCGGAATAGGCGCGCCCGCTGACGGCGTTGCGCGGCATGACGCTGCCGTGCGCGGTCTTCGATTCGGACCAGGGCTTGCGCCAGGGCGCGACGCCGGTCTTGAGTTGAGCCAGAATTTTGGCGGTGATCTCGGCGTGAAGGTTTCTCATCGGTTCGACTCCAGGGTTGTTGCCGGCGGTTAGGCGCCGCCGGCATAGGGGTTAGATGCGGTCGCTCGCGTACATGAAGAGCGCGAAGGCCAAGGCCACGAAGGTCAGAACGCTTTCCATTAGCGTGCCTCCAAAAACGTATAGGTCTGGCAGTCGGCAGGCAGCGACCAAGCGAGCGCGTCATGCCGATTGATAAAGCCCGCGTCGTCGCAATAGACCGGGAAGCCAACGTCATTGGCGTGCAGCCAACGATGGATGGCGCGAATCTCCTCCGCGTCGAGGCCGGACTCATCCTGATTGATGAGGTAGCTCGCCCAGGCGCTAGGGGCGGTTAGTTCGATGGTTCTCATGGGGTTCGACTCCAGTCGGATTCCGGGCGCCGTAGGCAGCGCCTGTCTCTCTATCTAGTGAGAGGCGGACATCGCGTCAAGCACAAAATGCAAGATTGTCGCCCATGCTGACGCTTTATTCTCTTATGGGGCCGCCAAGCAGATGGGCGCAATTAAGTCGCCCGTGATCGGCACACTTTCTTGCGCCTTCGCCGCGCCTGGGACGAATAGCGGTTAAATCGCCACAGAAGCCCGCTGAGCGGGGTCGAAAATCGCTCAATGCGCAGACCCTCGAAATAAGGCAGCCGTCCTAGACGCATCCCTGCCACGGCAAAGGACAAAAGTTGTATGCAACCTTGCTACTTGTATCGCCTAGTCGACTTTATCCTTTCTGGTCATTTTCCAGAAATGTCCCGTCCGGCGCTGTCGGGATCGGCTCGGCCGCGTTAGCATAAGATGCTCTTTACTCCCCACAGCTGGCCATGTTTTGCTTATAATCTCAATAGCTTGGTCAGGCACATTCGCTGGTGGATGCATCCACCAATAGAGCCAAGTGTCGGCGAATTTTGGTGGAACTAACTTGGCTTGTCCCCGCCCAGTCCCCGCTGTGTCTCGGCCCATGAAGGAATCGCGGTCTCGCTTTAGCGCGTTGCAGCGCTGACAAGCCCAGCACAGATTTGACGGATGGCTCGACCCGCCGCGCGACACTGGGACGATATGGTCCAGCTCCCCCGCCCGATCCAGAACGCATTGGCAGTAGGCGCAACGATCGCCTTGCTTGGCTCTCAGCTCGCGGAGATCATCCGCCGTGCACGTCCCTTCGATGCCAAGTCTCAATGTGCGCCAATTGGCTTGTCGAGCGGCAGTCGCGTCGCGCTCGGCCCAATAGCGTTGCGTCAACGGCCTTGTGCGGACTCCCATTTTTACTTCGCGCGCTCGATCGCAGCCTCGCGAGCTGCATAGAGCCGTTCGCGGTGGACGCTGAAGCGGGGTTTGCTGCGCCGGCCTTTGCATGGCCGCCCAGGCGGCGCCGCGCATTGAGGGCATGCCACCAGAAGCGCAGCATTGCGCGTCCAGGCGCGTCCGACCTTTGACTTGGCTGACGGTCGATATTGCATCGAATGCAAGTCTGCGGGCTTCCCTGGCGCTTGTCGAGCCAGTTTTGCATCGAACGCAAGGTGAGTGGAATCAACGGCCGGCGAAATGATCTGTGGAGCGATCAGCCGATCGATCGCTGAAATGCCCTGTCCCTCTTGACACGCATACTCAAGCGCCCCTCAGACTCCCCGATCTCTCAACCAGTGTCTCTCAAGTGGCCAAGGGACGGAGCAGCGCGGCCTCCGGACGCGCGGCAAGCGAGGTCCCGCAGTGCCCAGGCCTCCCTGGTTCATCATTTGCAGCTCTCCCGCGCGCGCAAGCCTCCCAACAAAATGAACCTCTCCGTCTGTCCCTACCTTGTCCCGCGCCGCTCGGGACAAGGCCGCTCCGCTCGCTCGTTCCGAGCGCCTCGTCCCTCCCTCCGCTGAATAGCTCCTCGACGCCCTCAAGAGGCGGCGCCCAGCGATCGGGCTCAGTCGCTCTCTCCCCGCTGGACCTTCCGCCGCTGGCTTTGAACGAGTGTCATTTTGTCCTGTCCCAGGCGCACGCGATGGTTGATCTCCGGATTTCAGCGGATTGCAGCGGGTTGCATTGGCAACGAAGCGGTTCGTTGCGGAGCGCTGATCCTTGGAGTCGCCTGCGATTGCTGGGAATGAAGCCGCGGCTATGTCTCTGTATCTGGGGATAGCGACGCATGCGTTTTGTGCATGCCGCGCTCTGTGCCGAATCAGGGCCAGAGGCGTGCCAAATCAGTGCTACCGAATCGGCACCAGGGCGGGCGGAGGGTGGGGGGGGGGCGCTCCCGCTGAAGTTAATCTTGATTAGCCCCCTTGCAAAAATATGATGGTGCCGGCGGAGGAACACCATGTCGGTAGCGGATAATAGTTTAAAGAACTTGCGGCCTCGGACGGCTTGGAGTGCGGAGCGTCGGGCAGAGATTGAGCGGTCGGCGAAGGAGATGGAGGCGTCGATAGAGGCGATGGCGGGGAATGGACTGTCGCCGCAGCAGATCGCGTTACTGACAGGGTTGAAGCCTGATCGGTTGTATCGGCGGTATCGTGGGGCGATGATGAAGGGAGGGGCGCGTCGGACGAACGAGGTTGCGGAGTCGGCGTATCAGATGGCGGTTGGGGGCCCGGAGAAGAATTGGCGTCAGGCGGATGCGGGGATGGCGAAGTTTTGGTTAGAGCGGTTGGGTGGGTCGACGTGGGCTCCGCGAGGTCGGGACGAGGATGATGGTCCGGATTTGAGTCGATTGACGGTTGCGCAATTGATTGAGTTGGAGCGAGCATTGCGGCCATTGGCGCGGCATCCCGGGTTGGTGATTGAGGGGGCTCGTAGCGAGCCCGTTATTTCCAACAATCCCAGGATGGACGAGAAGGACAACATTCCCGACATGGACCAGAAGGACGGTTTGTGACATATTTTGTCCATGACGCAGGATGAAGCGATGGCAGTGATAGACGCGATTTCGCTGAATGAGGCGATTCCGGCCGCTGAAGCGATTCAGATGTTAAGGCGCTGGAATGCGCATGGGCTCAATTCCGCGCAAATCATCAATGTGATGAATCAGCTGAAGCCGGCACAAGTGCTGCATCTTGCGGAGATTGCCGAGCGGAAGATTGCGCGGCGCAATCGGCCGCGGTGATGCGGAGGCCCAATGGGACGGTCGAGCGGTCAACCGAGTCACGAGCGGGTCGTCGCAGAACTCATGCGGCGGGAGCTGGGGATTTCGTCGATGGAGGCGACGGAGAGCATATCGACGGTTCGTGATCGGTGCGGTCGGAGTTTTTACGAGTTTGTCGCCGAAGGCTGGGATGTATTGGAGCCGCGGCGTGGATTTGTGAGGGGATGGCTGGTTGAGGCGATTTGCGATCATTTAGAGGGTGTGACGGGGGGGATGCTGACGCGGTTACTGATGAATGTCCCGCCGGGGTCGGCGAAGAGTTTGTTGGTGAGCGTGTTTTGGCCGGCGTGGGAGTGGGGGCCGAAGGGGCTGACGAGTTTCCGCTACATTTCATCGAGCTTTGCCGAGACCGCGGTTGTGCGGGATGTGCGCAAGATGCGGATGCTGGTTCGGAGTGATTGGTATCAGCGGCATTGGCCGCATGTGGAATTGGTTCGGGAGGGGGAGCTGAGTTTTGAGAACACGCTCACCGGGACGCGTGATGGGGTTGCGTTCGGGTCGCTGACGAGCCGGCGGGGCGATCGGCTGATTCTCGATGATCCTCATTCGGTGGAGAAGGCAGAGAGCGTTTCGGACCGGGAGCGGGCGACGCGGCGATTTCGCGAGGGCGCGGTGAATCGGCTGA